CGCTGACAATCACCCCTACAGTCGCTTCAAGCGATATCAGTTGACGGTGATCGACCGAAATCCGGATACGCTGATTCCCGACGATGTCGCTCAGCTGCCGTTGTCCGTCCTGAACCGGGTATTCACGGCGGATAATCTCCACCACTACGTCTTCAATCTGTACTTCTGAAAGGAAGTCAATCATGGCCAAGCTTGCTTGGGACCAGACGGGCGCTCGGCTCTATGAGACCGGTGTCGACCGAGGCGTCCTGTACATACCGAACACGTCCGGCGTCTACGACAGCGGGTTCGCCTGGAACGGTCTGACGACCCTCACCGAGTCGCCTTCCGGCGCCGAGTCCAACCCGCAGTACGCGGACAACATCAAGTACCTCAACCTCCTGTCGATCGAGCAGTTCGGCGGCACCATCGAGGCCTACACCTACCCGGACGAGTTCGCCCAGTGCGATGGCACGGCAACTCTCCAGGCCGGCGTCACCATGGGCCAGCAGTCTCGCAAGACCTTCGGTCTGTGCTACCGGTCCAAGCTGGGCAACGACACCGAGCTCAACGACTTCGGCTACAAGCTGCACCTCGTCTACAACGCTCTCGCAGCTCCGTCCGAGAAGGCCTTCGCGACGGTCAACGATTCCCCCGAGGCGATCGGCTTCAGCTGGGAGTTCAGCACCACCCCGATCGACGTCGGCACGATCGGCGGCACGGCCTACAAGCCGACGGCCACCATGATCATCGACTCCACCAAGGTGGACGCCGGCGCTCTGGCCGACCTCGAGGACGCGCTCTACGGAACCACGGGTACGGACCCCCGTCTGCCCACCCCGGCAGAGGTCTACGCCTTCTTCTCGGGCACCGTCACCGTCGCCACCCCGACCGCTCCGACGTACAACTCGTCGACCGACATCATCACCATCCCGACCGTCACCGGCGTCGTGTACTACATCGACGGCGTTGTCGTCACCGGCACCTTCGGTCCGATCACCGCGAACAAGCTCGTCACCGCTCTGCCGGCCGCGGGCTACAAGTTCCCGACGCCCACCCAGGACGAGTGGCTCATCACCTTCGCGTAGCCAACCCTCGCGACAGAAGGGAGGCCAGAGAGTGCTCACAATCACAGTCCCGATGACTGAAGCATACAACGAGGAGACTCGAGAGTTCGTAATTGCTGATGGTTTTAAGCTTGAATTGGAGCACTCTCTGGTCTCCCTGTCAAAATGGGAGTCAAAGTTCGAGAAGCCCTTCCTGAGTACAGAGAACAAAACTCCGGAAGAAATTCTCTGGTACATGAAGGCGATGACTCTCACCCAAGATGTTCCCGAAGAAGTGTTCCAGAGACTTTCCGAGGACAACATCCAAGAGATCGATTCCTACATCGGTTCGAAGATGACCGCTACCTGGTTCAGGGAAGATGCGAACCAGAGGCGAAGTCGGGAAATCATCACCGCGGAGCTCGTCTACTACTGGTTGTTCTCTTACGGGATACCGAAGGAATGTGAAGACTGGCATTTGAACCGCCTATTCACACTCATCAAGGTATTCAGTGAGAAGAACAAGCCCCCCAAGAAGATGAGTAGGGCTGAGGCTGCCCAGCAAAACCGATCACTGAACGCACAACGACGAGCCCAAATGGGGTCTTCTGGATGAGAGGGGGTAATTCGGCATGACAAGACTCGACTGGAATACTGTCGGCTCGCGCTTCTATGAAGCAGGCGTTGACCGAGGTGTTCTGTACGTCGACGGTTACCCCGGTGTCCCATGGAACGGCTTGACATCCATCGACGAAAGCCCTTCCGGCGGAGACCCGAAGTCGTTCTATATCGATGGGATCAAGTACCTGGCTATCCCCTCAGCTGAGGAGTACGAGGGCACCATAACCGCGTTCACTTACCCGGACGAGTTCGTCCAGTGTGACGGAGGTGTGGAACCTCGGTCTGGCTTGTTCCTGACCCATCAGAGACGGAAGTCGTTCGGTCTTTCCTACCGCACCATGGTAGGTAATGACAACACAGAAGCCTTCGGGTACAAGCTTCACATCATCTACAATGCACTGACTTCTCCTTCGGACAGATCTAACGGAACCCTAAAGGATTCGACAGATCCTACCGATTTCAGCTGGAAGATCACGTGCAAGCCTCCAGCCATGCCAGGCTACCGGCCCACTTCTCATATCGTGATGGATTCTCGGACGACTGATCCATCGGTGCTTTCGACCGTTGAGGATATTCTCTACGGTACCGACGAAGACCAGTCGAGAATCCCGACGCTCGAAGAACTGATCGCCGCTTACGACGTCATATCCACTCTCACGGTGATTGACAATGGCGACGGAACGTGGACCGCGACTGCTCCGTTTGACGTTATCCGAATGCTGGATGACGACACGTTCTCGATCACCGCTTCCACCGCGGTGTTCATCGATGACAGCACCTACACCCTGAGCTCAGAGTAGAAAGGTGGTCGTATGGCTACCATCACGGGCATGACCGCCGCTGCCATGGAGGCTATCCGGGCTGGAGCGATCACCGAAGCCACGTTCGACACAGCGGGTCATCTCATCCTCATCAAGTACGACGAAACGCAGATCGACGCGGGCGTCGTACCTTCGGCGACAACCGTTCTTTCGGGAGCCGTAGAACTCGCAACTGCAGCGGAAACAGCTACCGGAACCGATGCAGTTCGAGCAGTAACGCCGGCAGGACTTTCGTCTGTTCGTGTCCTCACCTCCAACAGCCTTGCGGAAACAGCTCTGCCGAGTACTTACCCGACTGGTACCTCGGTGATGGTCCTCACCACTGGATCCGCCTGGACACCAAATTCCGGTCTCGGCACTGTGGTTTCTCACATCACGTCAGACCGAAGCGAGCAAACGTTCTATTCCAGTGCCGGTGGGACGCAGTTCGCCCGATACTGGACGAGGACCTACCACGTCAGTAATGGCGGCGGAGGCTGGACTGCTTGGGTAGAGGCCATGCTCCTGGTCAACTTGACCGCGGCCAGCTTCACCCAGACCACGACGATAGCCAACTATCCGTCAGGCCTGTCGAGAATCTACTACAACAACACCAATGGCACGGGCTGGGACTTCTCCGGAACATGGGGCGAAGTACGGACGTACAAGGGTTCTGACGACTTCACCCGGCAGACGTTCACCGAGCACATCGGCGGAAGTGCCAACAAGACCCGGGAATGGATTCGCACCTGCACGACTTCTGGTAGCTGGTCGGCGTGGCAGTCTGTCGTTCTGGCAGACAACAACACGGAAGCCTGGACGACCTACGTTCCCGTGTGGACAACGTCTGGTACGGCTCCCGCACTCGGAAACGGAGTGATCGCCGGTCGATACAAGAAGAACGGCCGTACCATCACCGGTCATGTCAACTTGACCGCCGGGTCAACGACGACTTTCGGTACGGGAACTCCATCGTTCACCCTGCCCCCTTACGCAGTGGCATCCAACAGCGTCGATTACGTCGGACTTGCGCATCTACTGGATACTTCCCGGTGGGGAGGCCAGGTCATCATGTCATCGGGGGCTACGACTATGACGCCGTTCTTCCCCACCAGTTCCACCAACAATGCCATGCAGGCGTACGATACGTCCGTTCCTCGCCCGCAATCCCTGACGAGTGCCATGAGATTGCGCATGTCGTTCACGTACGAATCTGCAAGCTAAGGAGATCTTCCATGAGCGGCCTCGAAAAGCGCATAACCGTGAACGAAAACTCAAACTCCTCACTGTACGAGATCGTCATCAACGACGGCGGTGCGGATGGAGGCGCCACCTTCACGTACAACGTAAGCGCTGAAAGCGGGAATCTTCTGGCTTATGACATGGACGACGCTGTAGAGGCGTTCGCAACCGCTCTGATCTCAACGACTCCCGGGTACACGATCGCGTCCATCAAGAAGTTCGGCGTGTCGGTCGAGACGCTTTAGTCAAAATGGGAGCCGAATGATCTACTTCACAGTCACCGGCTCCACCAAGAACGCCGAAGCATTCCTCCGGAAGATGAAACAGGGTACTCTCTATAACTCTCTGGATACATCTGCCAAACAAGGCGTGACTGCTCTGATTGCTGGGACACCAGTCGATTCCGGATTGGCCGCTGATTCCTGGGACTACGAGATCGAACAGTCCGGAAAATCAGTGACCATCAAGTGGACGAACACTGACGTAGAAAACGGATTCCCCGTCGCCATCATGCTGCAGTACGGCTATGGAACAGGGACCGGTGGGTACGTCCAAGGCCAGGACTACATCAATCCGGCCATGAAACCGGTTTTTGACCACATTGCAGATCAGGTATGGAAGGCGGTGACCTCCGCGTGAGCTCTATCGACGAGCGTGTCGTTCAAATGAAGTTCGAGAATGCTGCGTTCGAACGTGGTGTTCAGCAGACTCTAAACACCCTGGCACGGCTCAACAAGGGCCTTCAGCTCCAGGGTGCCACGAAGGGTCTCGCGGGGGTTTCTGCCGTCGCCGAACAGTTCGATCAGCACATGGTACGAAGCCGGGATTCTCTCGGACGGTTCACATCCAGTGTTTCGCAGTCCTCCACTGTAGCTACGGCCTTCGGTCAGAAGATCGAAGCTTCTCAGGGTGTTCTCGGCCGGTTCACCAGTGGATTTTCGACGCTGGTTTCGCACGTCACGACTTTCGGCCAGAAGATCGATTCG